AGATAAAGCTATTAAGGATATATCTTCATGGGAAGGGTTTGTTGGTAGTGATATTGAAACGACCGGGCTGGATGTTTTAGCACCGGATTCGGCAGTAACTCACATTTCGTTCGGTCAAGGATCGCGTGCTTATTCTTTATATTTTTTAAAAGACTTAGATCTGGTTTTTAAGGTAAAGGTGTGGCAATTTGTTAAGCAACAATATGCTAAGAAGAACGTAAGGCATGTATTTCATCATGGTGTTTTTGATACGCAGTATTTACGGTATCATGGTGTGGAGGTTGGGCCTTATGTTGATACGGAAGTGATGATGTTTTTATTAAATGAAAACCGTATTATTAATAATTTAAAAGATTTATCCGCAGAATATGTGGGTAATTATGAATATAGTATTGATAATAAAGATTTTATTAAATACGGTATGTACTCCGCCGAGGATTCGTTTATGGTGATAAATCTTTTTGAGCAATTGAATAAGTATATGACGCCGGCGTTGTGGCGCATTATGACTGATATTATAATTCCTTTTATACGGCTAGTTCAGGAAATGATGTTGACGGGATTGAAAGTAAATGAAGAACAAGCACGTTCAGTGTCTAGGTCGCTTAGAGAAGAAAAGATAAAATTGTATGCTGCTTTTTTAGAGAAGTTTAAGATGTTTCGCGGTATTAATATTGGATCTAGTGATCAGCTTGTGAAGGTGTTGTTATCACAGAATATTTCATTAGAAAAGAGAACTAAATCTAAAGAGTCTTATTCGGTTGATTATGAAGTAATGCAACAGTTGTCTGCGGGTGGTTATGTGTGGGCGGATTATATTATTAAAATGCGAGAGATTGACAAGTTGACGTCAACCTATGTTGATAAACTTCCTAAGACTGTTCAGGCAGATGGGCGTATTCATTGTGAGATTGATGTTCTTGGTACCTCTACGGGGCGCCCTTCTTGTTCTAAACCAAACCTTCTTAACATACCTCGCAATAAAGATATTTATAGAATGTTTATTGCCGATAAGGGGAAAGTGTATGTGTACAGTGATATGTCGCAAGCCGAAATTAGGACAATTTCTTCTTTGGCTAATGAGCAAGTTATGATCGATGCATATTGTAATGATAAAGATCTCCATAGGATAACAGCATCGATGATTACAAATAAGGCTGTTATAGAAATTACAAAAGACGAACGTCAATTGGCCAAGGGTGTTATGTTTGGCCTTTTGTACGGCGCTACAGCCGAGGGTCTTAAATCTTATTTGTTTACTGAGTACGGTATTGATGTTTCTTTGGAAGAGGCCACACATTTTAGGAATACGTTTTTTAAGACATACCCAGCATTGCCGGCTTATTATAAAAAGTTGGAAGAAGAAGTACGCACTACTTATCAAGTGGTTTCTCCGTTGGGACGTATTCGCAGGTTTCCAAAAGTATATTATGATTTGAACATAGACACGAGATGGCGTAACGGAGGGTATGAGATACCGGTGGATATACGTAATCAGGCATATAACGCACCGAACCAAAGTGCAGCTTCGGATTGCGCAGTATTTATTATGTGCAATATGCAACGATTAATCCATAAGCGTAGATTACCGGCGAGGTTTGTGTTGACTGTTTATGATAGTTTTATGATTGAGGCTGAGAATAATAAAGATGTTATTTCAGAAATTATAGGAATAGCGGAAATGGCCGTGCATGATATTTTACCGGCAAGTCCTTTGTTTCAATGGCTTAAAGTGCCACTAAAGCTTGAGTATTGCGTCGGCCCATCGTGGGGCGATCTTGAGGAAATAAAAGTTTAGGAGACTTTTTATATTCATTTATCCTTTATTATTGAAGGGAAAAACAACAGGAGGTAGGCGTGGCTACAGATAAATTTGATGCGGATTTAAAGATTGAAGTCAGTTCTTTTACTTGGGAAGGAAAATTAAGTGAGGTTGCTCAGATACACGATGATAATTTAAGGGCTGATATTGCCCGGCAACCCGGTCTGGTGGCGTGGTTTGGTGTTGTGCAGGTTGAGGCTGAAGATATAGTTGAGAAGTTAAGCAATGAGTATGATGGGTTGAAAGACGATATGTCACGCACTAGGGCAGAATTGGATTTGGAGTTGCGTGCTCAAGAAGATCCGAAGATTAAATTAACGGAAAAGTCTATTGAGGCACAACTTATTACTAATCCTAAGATTAAAAAAATAAGTGTGTCTATGGCTGAGAAACGAGATCAGATTAGGGAGGCAAATAAAAAAGCCGCAATTTTATCGAAAATAGGTAAGGCGTTAGATCATAAAAAGGAAATGTTAATAGTGATTGCGAAGATCGACCAGAAGGAAGATCACGCTCATTCATCGCTGTGACCGTTAAACAAAGGAGGACGTATGGCGTTAAATTTGAAAAAGACCGAAGAGGCGTACAACAGCAGCAGGGCGAATAGGTCGTCAATCGGAGGAGATCGGTGGAAGCCGAAAGAGAACGAATCCAGTGTGATTCGTCTTATTCCTCATACGATGGAATATTTTGATGGTGAGGTTGTAGATATTGGTTTTTTATATTTAGTGCATTATAATGTCGGGCCGGAGGGCGCACAGACCGTTGTTACTTGCCCTCGCACATACGATGTGGCAGGCGATCCAGAAAAGGGCGTTGTTCCTGTTCGGCATCGGTGCCCTATTTGTGAGAAGGTTGCGGAGTTGCGTAAGGGGGACGAACAGCAAAAGTCCAGGGCATCGGAGTTGGGTGCACGTCGTCGTTATTTGATGAATATTTTGGACATGAATGCCGTGGATAAGGGCGTTCAGGCATACGAATGTGGTGCTACGGTAAGAGATGGTATTTTTGCGTATTGTAATCAAAAGTATGGTGATCCCATGGATATTACAGCCGGACGTAATTTTACATTGACTTGTGTTGTGCCTAATGGTAATAAACGAAAAACAGACTATAAGATTATGCCGGATCTTACACAGACGTCTGTTAAGAAGATTTTGCCGCAGAATTGGAAAGAACAGATTGCTAAGTTAAAAAATATGCTTCCTAAAGCATATTCATACGAACAGATTAAGGGTATTATGTTAGGGTCGGCTGAGCAGGAAAAGACAATACAGGAAGTAAAAGAAGCAACAGAGGTGCAACAACAGGCACCGCTGTATCAGCCCACACCTCAACAACAGCCCATGCAACAGCAATCGGTACCACAATCTCAACCTGTGCAACAGGCAAATGTGCCTGTGAGCACTGATGTGCCGCCTTGTTTTGGTGAGGAGTATTCCACGGTCGCTACATCTAAATGTCAGCAGAGTTGCTCACATAATGTCGCATGTAAAGCTAAGTATTTAAGTTAAGCACTTTGGTTTATGGCCGGAATGCCTTTAGGGGTATTCCGGCTTTATTTTTAAGGAGGCGGTATGGCAAAGAAAGAAAAAGAAGCGATAGATGTTTTAGAGGTTCTTGCTAATGGTGGTTTTGAGGATTTTTCTATGGGTAAGCAGGAACAGGTTAAGGATTGGGTTGATAGCGGCAATTATGCTCTTAATCGTATTATTTCCGGGGACTACTTTAAAGGGTATCCTATGCGTAAGTTGATTGAGTTGTTTGGTGAGCCTAGTGCCGGTAAGAGTGCATTATTAAACACCGCACAGGGTAATTTTCAGCGTAAGTATGATAAGATGGGGGTTATTATTCCTGATGATCCGGAGGATGGTTTTGTGCCTGATTATGCGGCAATAATGGGTGTTGATCTTGCTCGGTGGCCAAAAGAAAGTATTCAATCAGAAACTGTTGAGGATCATTTTCGTAATATATGGGAAGGGGCGGCGGCGGATAAGGATATGAAAAGGCCGAAGATAATTGGTAAAGTTCCGTTTTTATTGGAAAAAGTTCCTGATGCAAAGATTATGGTTACGCTCGATAGTGTGGCTATATTGTCTACAGATCATGAACGTAGTACTGGTGTTGGTATAAGTGATATGACTAAGGCTAAGGTATTGCGTGCCGGGGTGCGGCGTAATTGGCCACTAGTAACTAAGAACGATATTATTTATATGGTAGTAAACCACGTGATGTCGGAGATAAAACAGTATGGCCCGGCAGGGCGTACGACAGGCGGTGGCCGGGCTATTCCGTTTATGTCTTCTGTGCGTGTTGAGCTTACACACAAAAAACAATTAAAGTCCGGTGATGTTGTGATTGGTATTGAAACCGAAGCTTTTATTAAAAAGAATAAAGTTAGTCGCCCTTTTGGCAGATGTATAATTAAGATTATTTTTGATAAAGGTATTGATCGTATGAGTGGTGTATTGCCCTTGTTGCTTTCTGATGGGATAATCACGAAGAGTAGGAAGCAAAACGAGGAGGGGTATAAGTCAAAAGACGGTAAATGGTTTTCAGAAAAGGATTTTAGTGAGGAGTTGTTTTTGTCGTTGTTTGATAAACGGTCAAGTTTAGAAAAAGAAAAGCAGACGCCCAATGAGAAATAGATGGATAGCGGTAGATTTTGATGGTGTCCTTAGTAGCTATTCGGGGTGGAAAGGTTTCGATGTTTTGGGCGAACCTAATTCTCATATGATTGAAGCCGTAAAAAAATTCAAACAGTTGGGATTTAACATTACGATATTTACAACACGCCCGGCAACTCCCATATTGATCAAGTGGTTAGAGGATAATGGTGTTCTGTATGATAGTATTAATTCCAATGGCCATAACCCACCTATGACAAGTATTAAGCCTATTTATCATCTTATTATTGATGATCGGGCTTTAAATTATCATGGGCAAAGTGTTGACGAAGTGGTGGCGGAAGCTAAGAAAATAATAGATAAGGAATTTTAAAATGAGGTTATTGTTGTGAAAATACTTATATGGTCTGATGCACATTGGCATGTATGGAATAAATTCGGTATTGATAATGAGGGTATGCCCAATCGTTTGCGTGAGCAAGTGTTGGTGGGGCAACAGATCATTGAGATTAAAAATAAGTATAAAATTCAATATGGTATTTTTGGTGGTGATTGGACGCACAAGCGCGGAGAGACACCGACCGAACCTTTATTTTTCTTGCGGGAATTTCTAAAGAGCATTTCTGGTGTTGTGTTGGATGGGATACCACCGGAGTTTCGCAAAGCTGTGATTGATAGCCATGCCGATATTTTTTATATATTGGGGGTGGATGGCAATCATGATTATGTGCGTACGGTAGATACAAAAGAGTATCATAAGATAACGTCGATATTAAAAGACTATGCTAACTTTGTTACAGAGATACCTGGATTAAAAGTAAGAGCTATAGCTTATGATGAAAACCCAGATTGGGATACTGTTACTGGTTACGATATTGTAGTTATCCATAAACAACCCGCTTTAGTTACAGGGCACGGGCATGTTATGGATGGTGTTGCGTGGGATGTTTTGGCAAAAAATAATCGTATTGTGTTGTTTGGTCATTATCATGCGGCTCAACAATTAGCGTCGAATTGTTTTGTTATAGGTTCCCCAATGCCTATGGATTTTGGCGAAACGGGTGAGCATGGTGTTATGATCTTAGATACAGATACTTGGAAAGTAGAAAGAATAAAACTTAAATACCCAGAGTTCATTACGGTTGATAATAGTGATCAAGTGGTAGATACTTACAATTACTATCGTGTGCTTAATGCTAAGGGAGATTCTGGTACGGATAAGGTAATGGGTATACAGATTGTGCCTATGTTTGAAGAGAAGATGTCTTCTCTTGGGCATAAAGATATTTTAATGGAGTGGTTGGCTAAGGAACAAAAACCCGCTGATTACTTTAATGTTATTGATGGTATATTTAATGGATCTCTTAGTGGTTATGCCGATGTTTACAGGGGCGTGCTGTCTAAAGTGGAAGCCACGAATTTTTTATCTTTAGGTTCTGTGAGGTATGATGTCCGACCGGGTTTTATTTTTGTTGAGGGGCGTAACGAAAATAATCCAGGCGAGAGCAATGGTTGTGGAAAGACGTCCGGGGTGGGGGAGTGCATATATTGGGCACTTACAGGTGAGACTACGAAGGGCCTCACCGGGGATAGTGTTATTCGTGATACGCCGGAACTGCAAAAAGATGCACGAGTCCGATTGACGTTTACGTATGAGGGCAAGGAAATAATTATTGATCGGTCGCGCTCTGAGAACTTAAAAGTTATTGTCGATGGTATAGATAAAGCCGCCGGATACAAGTTATCGGATCAGCAACGTATTTTAGAAACCACTTTGGGTATAAATGAGGCTTTGTTTATGGCTTCATGCTACTTCTCGCAAGAAAATCTACAAATGCTTACGGGTATGACTAATGGCGATCGCACTAATATGATCACGGATCTTCTCGGGTTTAATATTTATGATGATATGCAAGAAAAAATAACAAAGGAAGTGCGGGTTTGTAATGAAGACCTTGCTAAGACACAGACCGCTATGGTTTCATTACGGCAGGATATTGCAGTGAAAGAACAGAAAGCAACGGGGTTGCGTGAATCCCTGGCCAACCACGATACTACGGTTAAACATCATAATTTTACGATAGCGGAATGCAAGGATAAGATTATTAAACTGCAAGAGCAGTTAGCTGTGGTGTTGGGTAGTAAGCCGATTGAGTCTGATTTTGATGGTCAGTTGGCCGATTTGTGCGCGGAGAA